AATACTGCTGCTACTGGTGTATCTTCAACCATGAAGCAGATTTGTAATACAGTTATTTCTGAAGGTGGTTTTGAAAGAAAGGTAAAGAGAGCACATGTAGCTAGAGATGCTGATATCTCTGCTCTCACTACAGCATACACTCCTGTTATTTCATTTAGGTTGAACTCCTCTCACCTAGATGCCGTCATTTTACCAGAGTTATACCACGTATTCTCAACTGCTACTGGAAACTTTGAAGTTGTCATTATTCGTAATGGCACGTTGAATGCTACTACCTGGACTTCTCAAGGAAGGATTGAATATAACACAGATGCTACCACTATCACAGGTGGCACACAGACATCTCATTTCTATGTGGCAACTACTCAACAATCTGGTGGTGTTGGTGCTGATAGCACTGGATACAACTGGGATACACAACTTACCAGAACTTTGAATGGCACAGCAGAAATCGTAACGATTGCTGCTAAATCATTAGATAATGCTGCTAAAAACATTCGTGGCGCAATCTCCTACTACGACCTGACATGAAAAAAAGAGTACCTACTGAAAAAGAAATTGCTAGAAAGCATGGTGTCTCGCTTGACTACGTTACACGTCAGGCAGAGATTGGTTCCACTATTGAAAGAGAACACGTCACCACACACGAAGAAGCTTATGGTATTGCTCTTCAGCATTTACACGAATTTCCCGATTACTACAAACACTTACTATCCATGGAAAAGAAACTCAAGAAAGAATGGGAGAATGGTAAAAAGAAATCCTACAAGCAAATGAAGGAAGATTGTGATAGGGTTTTACAAGAGAAGCAGGAAGAAAAAAAAGAAGACGAAAAAAAGTTTTGTAGGCTCTGTCAGAAACCAGAGACAAGAAGCGAATGCTCCTATGGTGAGAAAGCATGGGATCGTTTTGCGGTTCCCATCAAGTCAGTAAAGAAAGAAGAAGTAGAACTTTCCGATAGCTTTGAGTTAGAGGAAGGTGCTGCTTGGACCCGTAAGGCAGGACAAAACAAAAATGGCGGACTCAACGAAAAAGGCAGAAAGTCTTATGAGAAAGCAAATCCTGGAAGCGACCTTAAGGCACCTTCAAAGAAGGTTGGGAATCCCCGTCGCGCATCATTCTGTGCTCGAATGAAAGGAATGAAAGCAAAGCTAACTTCAAAGAAAACGTCACGGGATCCTGACAGTAGAATTAATAAATCTTTACGAGCCTGGAACTGTTAGAATAAATTATTATAATAGGTACGAATTGGAGTCATTATGGCAATGAGATTTAACGAAGATGACATCCATCGTCTGATTCGTGCTGTAGAATTTTACAAAGATATGACGGGATCTGAATGGATCTGGGATGAGTATGATACATTAGCTAAAAAATTAAGAGTTTATTTAGATCAATACTCAACCGCTGATTAATAATGACACGATTAATTACAAAAGAAGAATGCCAGGAGATGATCGATGCAGCAATTAGACGCCACAACCGTAACGCTAGCATTATTTCTATGTGTGTTGGTTGGGTCGTTCTTGCTCTTTTTGCAGAAGGTCTCCTCAGGCTCATAGGAGTTATACCACCACTACTGCCATGGATGAACATTACCCTGAAATAATAGGGATAGTTCTTTTATTAGTCTTCGCTGCCACGATGTTCTACCAGGGAACCATGATATGGAAAGGACATCGTGGATATTCTTTGCGTGATTATATGAAAAAAGACTCCGAGAATATGAGAAGAAGAATCGAAGAATTACTAAAGGAAAAATAAAAATAACTTTATTTTATCTTAAGTATGTTATATTTTGAATAAATCGTAGCTTATTGTTACATTATTTTTGCATAAGTAGTGCTATCGTAGTATCAAATGGATACACAATTATGTCAGACAAAGAATTATCCGATCTTTCAATCGAAAGAAAGGAATGTAAAAAATGTGGAGCAGTTTGGATTAATGGAGAGCATTATTGGACTGGCACTGGCAAAAGAGGTAGCGAACTTGACTTGGCGGGACTTGTTTGTAATAAGTACGGCGACGATTTTTGTATCAATCCAGCAAAAGGTAGAGAAGGTGGTGATACGTGGGAAAAACGTTTTGAAGATTTAGAAAAAAATGGTCCAGAACAACAAATCTAAATAGTTTGTAGTGTTATAGTTTGTAATGGCAGCATATGATGATGTCTATCTTGGCAATCCACTTCTAAAAAAAGCGAATGTCCAGATTGATTTTACAAAAGAACAAGTAGAAGAATATATTAGATGTAAAAACGATCCAGTATATTTCACAAAACATTATGTCAAGATTGTATCACTTGACGAAGGTCTTGTGCCGTTCAAAATGTGGGACTTCCAAGAAGAGCTTATTATGAAGTTCCACGAAAATCGATTCAATATTGCCAAACTTCCTCGCCAGACTGGTAAATCCACCACAGTGGTTTCATATCTGCTGCATTATATTTTGTTTAACGATAATGTCAATATTGGCATTCTTGCTAACAAAGCATCGACAGCAAGAGATCTTCTTGCTAGACTAGCGACAGCATACGAAAACTTGCCTAAGTGGATTCAACAAGGTGTTGTCGTGTGGAACAAAGGTAACATTGAACTAGAAAATGGATCGAAGATTCTCGCTGCTTCTACATCTGCGTCTGCTGTCCGAGGCATGTCGTTTAACATCATCTTTCTCGACGAGTTCGCTTTCGTCCCGAATCACATTGCTGACTCGTTCTTTGCCTCTGTTTATCCTACTATTACTTCAGGTAAAAGCACAAAAGTAATTATCATTTCCACCCCACAGGGTATGAACCACTTTTACAAAATGTGGATGGATGCTGTTAATGGTAGAAATGGTTATACATTCCACGAAGTACATTGGTCTCAGGTTCCAGGTAGAGACGCCAAGTGGAAAGAAGAGACTATTAAAAATACATCAGAAAGGCAGTTCACCCAAGAGTTTGAATGTGAATTCCTAGGATCGGTTGATACTCTCATTTCGGCATCTAAACTAAAAGCATTGGTGTTTGAAGAACCAATTAAAAGAAACAAAGGTTTAGATGTATACGAAAATCCAAAAGATAATTCAGAATATTTAATGACAGTTGACGTTAGTCGTGGCATCGGTGGCGACTATTCAGCTTTCATTGTTTATGATATTACAACTGTTCCGTACAGGATTGTAGCAAAATACAGAAACAACGAAATTAAACCTATGCTATTTCCTAGCGTTATTAATGATGTTGCTAGGGGATATAACAATGCTTGGGTTTTATGTGAAGTAAATGATATTGGAGATCAAGTAGCATCTATTCTAAACTTCGATCTAGAGTATCCTAACGTTCTTATGTGTGCTATGAGAGGACGTGCTGGACAAATTGTGGGACAGGGATTCTCTGGAAACAAGACTCAACTTGGAGTTAAGATGAGCATCACTGTTAAAAAAGTAGGATGTGCCAACCTCAAACAGATTATTGAGGACGACAAACTTATCTTCAATGACTACGATATCATTAATGAACTAACTACATTCATCCAAAAGAAACAATCATTCGAAGCTGATGAAGGTTTTCATGATGACTTAGTAATGTGTATGGTAATTTTCGCCTGGTTGGTTCAGCAAGATTACTTCAAAGAGATGACAGATAATGATATCCGTCAAAGAATTTATGATGAGCAGAAAAATCAGATTGAGCAAGATATGGCTCCTTTTGGATTTATTACTACAGGTCTCGAAGGTGACGAAGGTTTTGTAACTGATGGATCTATTTGGTATGGAGATGTACAGGAAGAAGTGGGATATATGTGGGACTATCGATGATGGATTTAGAAGATCAGTTTTCCCTAGAACATTTATTGTTTAAAGAAAGAAAATGCCGAACTTGTGGTCAGGTCAAAGATCTTTTGAGTGATTATTATTTAACTAGAAAAAATCGTTCAACTATTGCATCCGCCTATTCATACGAATGTAAAGATTGTACAATAAAAAGGATAGTGACTAGTAGAATGTCTTCTAATATTTTTGGCAGATGGGAATATCCTGACTGGTAGTTTGTTCATGTGTTGTTTCCCCACTTGAAATGGTCAAAATAATAAATAATTTCAGATCTAATCTGGATACCTACAGGAGAACAAAATGGCAAGTCTCATCTCGCCTGGTATTATTATCAAAGAACGCGACCTTTCTAACGCTGTAGTTACAAATGCTCTTGCCATCACTGGAGCCTTTGCTTCTACTTTTGCTAAAGGTCCTGTTGGAGAGATTGTAAATATCAGCACACAAAAAGAACTACTAGATACGTTCGGCAAACCAAATTCAAGCAACGCCGAAGATTGGTTTGTTGCTTCGGAATTTTTAAACTACGGCGGAAGACTTGCTGTAGTACGTGCCGAAACTGCTGGTCTCAACAACGCTAACAGCGGAGCAAATGCAAGTCTATTAATCAGCAACTCAGTCGCTTTCCAAACATCCACACTTGGAGAAGATTTTGCTGCTAGAACACCAGGAACCTGGGGCAATGCTTTAAAAGTTATTGTTGCTGACAGAGGAGCAGATCAAATTATTACTCTTTCTGCTGCTCCAACTACAGATCCTGTTGCTGGCGGACAAGTAACATTCAATCTTGCTGGTGGTGGAACTGCTACCGCTGAGGTTGTTTCATACTCGGCACAGGTTTTAACCGTAGTACTGGATAATCCAGCAACTCTAATCACAGAAGCAGATGCTTTTGATAACGGAGCAGATCCTGATGTTGCCATTTCTTCAGTTGCTGATTGGTGGTCAAATACCTCTGTCGGAAGTATTGCTCTTTCACAGATTGGTCCTCGCCCTGGCACATCTGAATATGCTTCTGCTAGAGGAATCAAGTACGACGAATTACATATTGCTGTAGTTGATGCTACTGGAGCAATCACTGGTACTGCTAATACGATTATCGAAAGACTAACTTATCTTTCCAAGTTAACTGATGCTAGAGGTGCTCAAAACAACATCACATATTATAAAGATGCTGTTAATGAGTTTTCCGAGTATGTTTATACTGATGGAACTCTAAATGGTTCTATTTCACCTTCTTCTTCAGATTCTGGAGATGCCTGGGGACAAGCTTCTGGAGATGCTGGAGTAACTACTTTCAAACTCTCAGCGGGAACATCAGTAACTCTTTCTGCTGGTGCTGACGATTATGACTACAGTGCTTCTGAAATTGATTCTGCTTATGATGTATTCCTAGAGACAGAAGATGCCGAGTTAGATTTTATTCTAATGGGCGGAAGCATGGCAACCGAAGATGATACTAAACTAAAAGCTGCTTCTGTAATGGCAGTGGCACAAACAAGAAAGGATTGTATCGCTTTTGTTTCTCCATGGAAAGGAGCTCAGGTAGGAACTTCTGGTGCTTTAACTAGATCAACTCAAAAAGTTAAGACTATTAACTTCTTCAATGCTCTATCTTCGACATCATATGCTGTCTTTGATAGTGGTTATAAGTACATGTATGATCGTTTTAACGACATCTATCGTTGGATTCCTTGTAATGGTGATGTTGCTGGTCTTTGTGTTTCAACCTCAGCTACTCTGGACGATTGGTATTCACCAGCTGGCACTAACAGAGGTGGTTTAAGAAATGCTGTCAAGTTGGCATTCAATCCAACTCAAGCAGATAGAGATGAACTGTATCAAGCAAGAATCAATCCAATTGTTTCTTTCCCTGGTACTGGCGTAATTCTATTCGGAGACAAGACTGCTCTTGCTTCACCTTCTGCCTTTGATAGAATCAACGTTCGTCGCCTCTTCCTCAATATCCAGAAGAGAGCAGAAGAACTCGCTAAGGGAGTTCTATTTGAGCTCAACGATGCTACTACCAGAATTGGTTTTGCTTCGGCTCTAAATTCGTACCTATCTGAGGTACAAGCAAGAAGAGGAGTTACCGACTTCCTCGTTGTTTGTGATGAATCGAATAACACTCCAGCTGTCGTTGATCGTAACGAATTTGTTGCTGAAATTTATATCAAACCAACTCGTTCAATCAACTACATTACAGTAACCTTAACGGCTACTAAAACTGGGGTTGCTTTCAGTGAAGTTATCGGTGCTTGATATCATACACAAACAAGAGGTAAAAAACGATGGCAACTAGAATTAACGAATTTATTTCGAATATTGGTCAGGGCGTAAAGCCCAATATGTTCTCCATTGATATTCAATGGCCTGCTGGTGGATTTGCCAATGGCAATCCAACCGACTCAACAGAGAAAGATTTGATTAACGTTCTCTGTAAATCTGCTGCTCTCCCTGCTTCAAACCTTGGAGTAATCGAAGTTCCTTTCCGTGGAAGAACTGTCAAGATCGCTGGTGACCGTACCTTTGATACTTGGACTGCCACATTCTTCAACGATAAGAACATGTTGATTCGCTCATACTTTGAGCAGTGGTTAGAAGCAATGAACACACACGAGGGCAACTCTGCTCCTCTCTTTGTTCCAAACCAGAGCGAAGGATATATGTGTGATGTTAGAGTTAAGCAACTTGAAAAGCATAACGTTGAGGGCGGTCAAGTCCTTAGAGAATATGTTCTCAAGCACGCTTTCCCAACTAACGTTTCTCAAATTGATCTTGCTTATGATAGCAATGATCAGGTTGAAGAATTCACAGTTGAATTCCAGTATTCATACTGGTTTGTTCAAGCTCCTTCTTCCAGCAACCTAGATGCTGGATCAAGCGGCAGAGATGGAACCTCGAAGTTGATCGAACTTTGATCTAATAAATAGATCTATAGGAACATAGATCTATTGAGATGAGTCAACTTTTTGGTTTTATTATTAATAAGGATGGGGGGGATAAGGGACAATCCCCTATTCCCCCCAACGAAAATGACTCCCTGACTACTGTAGCAGGGGGTTATTTTGGTACTTATGTGGATGTTGATGGTTCACAGGGAAAGAACGAATACGAATTAATTAGGCGATATCGTGACATGGCATTACACCCAGAGTGTGATAGTGCTATTGATGAAATTGTAAACGAGTTTGTTGTTAGCGATGCTGACGATTCTCCTGTTGAAATTGAATTATCTAACTTAGATGTAAGTGCTGGAGTAAAGAAAAAAATTCGTGACGAATTTAATTACATCAAAAGACTTCTAAATTTTGATAAAAATGCACATCAAATAATTAGAACTTGGTATATTGATGGACGTACATATTATCATAAGGTAATTGATTTAGACAATCCAAAAAAAGGTATTCTAGAACTACGTTATATCGATCCACTAAAATTACGTAAAGTAAGACAGAAAATTAAAACAGCAGAATCAAATTCACAGGCAGCTAGAGGAACAGCCCTGGAATATGATTGGGGTGATTATGTAGATTACTATGTTTACAACCCCAAAGGATTTGCTAATAATATTAGTGTTAACGCTACATATGATTATGCTTCTTCCATGGGAATTAAGATAGCATCAGATTCTATTGCTTCTTGTAATTCTGGTCTAACCGATCTTAATAAAAAACAGCCACTAAGTTTCTTACACAAAGCAATCAAGTCTCTCAATCAACTCCGTATGATTGAAGACTCTCTAGTTATTTACAGATTGTCTCGTGCTCCAGAGCGTAGAATTTTCTACATTGATGTTGGCAATCTACCAAAGATTAAAGCAGAACAATACCTTCGTGACGTGATGGCACGTTACAGAAACAAACTTGTATATGATGCAAGCACAGGAGAGATTCGGGATGATAAAAAGCATATGTCGATGCTTGAAGATTTCTGGCTCCCTCGCCGTGAAGGTGGTAGAGGAACTGAAATCACTACACTCCCAGGCGGTCAAAACCTTGGCGAACTCAAGGATGTTGAGTATTTCAAAAAGAAACTTTACAACTCACTCAACCTACCACCTTCCCGCCTTACGGATGACAACAAAGGGTTTAATCTTGGTAAGACCACAGAGGTTCTTAGGGATGAACTCAAGTTTACTAAGTTCATCGGTCGTCTCCGTAAGAGATTTTCAGAATTATTTCACGATATTCTCAAGACCCAATTGATTCTTAAAGGAGTAATTGCTCCAGAAGATTGGGAAGATATGGAAGAGCATATCCAATACGATTTTCTATTTGATAATCATTTCAATGAACTCAAAGAACAAGAAATGATGTTACAAAGAATCAGTCTCGTAACTCAAATGGATCCATTTGTTGGTAAGTATTTCTCCGTAGATTATATCCGTCGTCAGATTCTTCAGCAAACTGAAAAGGATATGAAAGAAATGGATAAGCAAATTAAAAATGATATTGATTCTGGTCTTGCTATAGATCCAGCACAAACAAATATGTTGGATACAATGTCACAGCAAAATACCGCTTTCGGTCCAGAACTTCAAAATATCCAAGCACAAGATTCAGCTGAAAGAGATTCTCAAGCTGCTGATGCTAATTTGGATCGAGAGATTAAAAAAATGAAAGCTTCTCCAAAAGCACAGAATTAGAAATTGAATAAATAATTTATAACCTGAATTTAAATTATGTCTGATCAACCATTAGATGCCCAAGTTCTTGATATTGTCAATTTAATTGCCGACAAGAAAAGAGCTGATGCTTTGGATAAAATTAGAAGACATTCTTTTTGCCAAGGCTTCTGAAACAATTGATACATACAAAAAAACTGTTGCTTCTACATATTTTGATGAACCAACGGAAGATACCACAGAAGAGCAATGAAACTAATAACAGAAACTATTGAATCTATCAAGATTCTAACGGAAGATACCAACGGAAAAAAGAACCTTTATATCGAAGGTGTTTTTTTACAATCCGAAATTAAAAATCGTAACGGAAGAATCTATCCCCTTTCTGTTTTACAGAAAGAAGTTGATAGGTATAATGAGGAGTATGTACAAAAAGGTCGTGCTCTAGGTGAACTTGGACACCCAGATGGACCAACGGTTAACTTAGATCGTGTATCACATAAGATTGTTTCTTTAAAGGCAGAGGGTAATAATTTTATTGGTAAGGCAAGAATTCTTGATACCCCCATGGGTAAAATTGCCAAAAATCTTTTAGATGAAGGTGTACAACTTGGCGTATCTTCTAGAGGTATGGGTTCTTTAGAAGAGCAGAACGGCATTAAATATGTACGTGATGATTTCATGCTCGCCACTGCTGCTGATATTGTAGCAGATCCTTCCGCTCCAGATGCTTTTGTTAATGGAATTATGGAAGGAAAAGAGTGGGTATGGGATAACGGTATTCTCAAAGAATACAAAGTTGCCGAAATGAAAAAATATATTTCGGAAGCAACCCGTAAAGATATGGAAGAGAGAACTCTCAAAGTATTTGAGCAGTTCCTTTCAAATCTATAAATTACTAAATAACTTTAGAATAATCATTAGAATTCACGAGGAAAACTCAAATGTCAGATATGTTAAACGAAAAGTTTGAGGAGTTTGCTAGTGAGCACGCTGCTGTTCTCGCTGAGGCTGGGGATCCAATGCCAACAGTAACTGCTGCTGTGCTTCCTGGAAACCAAGCTGCCTCAGGACAATCCCACACCGCTGTTAATGCTAAAGCTGGTGCTGGAGAGGGTGCCACGGGTCATGCCGCTCCTCTTCAACCAAGTATTGCCATCGGTCAAACAGCACCAACAGAAATTAATGCTGTTACCACTGCTCCATCATGAAGATGACGAGACTGGCGAAGAGAATCCTGGTGCTA